TGTATGCGTTCTCTGGTACAACCACATCATCTAGTATGTTGATGTCACTATGTAGTCCAGTGATAGACGTAGTCAGACCAGCTGTAAAGATAGTAGGGTCACGTACACCCTCTAGTTTACGCTGTGGATGGTCAACAGCTATCTCACCTACTGACCACTTCTCACGCTTACCTTCTTCTTTGTTAACCATGTCAGGCCAGTACCTCGTATAGATAGGTGAGGTAAGGATGTCCTTGATAGCCTTTAACTGTTTCTCCGCCAGATTAGCGGTAGCAGATATATAAAGAATCGTAACAGCAGGGTTGCGAGTAATAGCCCAAGCAGCACGGTACGCCATAAGTATAGACTTTTGATGCGCACGTGGTAGCAGAACCAACTGGTGGCTCTTTGCATCTTGTCTGTTCCACCACGTAATAAGTTCTTCATGCACTGCCCCTAGTACTCTATGTGGAGCCACTAGGCGAATGAACGCTATCAAGTCAGACTCTGCTGCTTCTCTTATCTGTTGTGATTTAGATGACATACATACCTACGTTAATGATTAATGGAGTAACCCAGTCTAGCCATTCGTTCTTATCCCAACCAAAGCCTACACCGTTCTCTTGGTATTCTTTATGGATGTACCACCCAACCATGAGAGTACCGATGAAGGGGTGTATCAGGCTCAGACCAGCAACAATCAAACCATGATGCAAGCCTGTAGCTTTCCAGCCCTTCTCTTTCCACTTTATCATGCCATACTCGCCACAACGAAGTCTTTAACCTTCTGAGGTGTGCTTGCGTAGTCCTCAAATACCTTGTTCTTCATCTGTGTATCATCAGCATCTACAACGTCATTAGCGTCAGGCCATTCAACCCGCATTGTTGCTCGTACTGCACCACCCTGTAGAAAGTCTACTTCAGTGATTGTCTTTGTCTTTGTGTTAGCCATTATTTCGCTACCCATCCTGTATTGCCTGTACCTGATTCTTTAACGTACAGAGTTGTTGATGCACCTCCATCGGTGCGCGTGAACATTGAGCCTATTGGTGCTGTGA